ACCATTGCTCAAGAAGACTGCTGGATTTGCAAACGTAGTTGGCGATGAAATGCTTCAACTTACAAATAGTTCTCCATTCTGGAGGAGGGTTGCAGCAAACGAAGGTGCTGGTCGTATGACACAAGCATTTGGAGGACTCATGGATTACACCACACCAATTACCCGCGGAGTTGCTGGAGCAGTAAAAGGAACTGCCCAAGCATTACCTGCAATGACCTTGTATGAGGCTATCAACTCTCAAGGACTTGACGAGAACGCGATGAAACGCGCCGGAGCTGGAGCCTTAGTCTTTGGATCATTCGGAAGACTTATTGGTAACAAGAATAACTGGGACCAAGTAAAGACGAATGAGTTTTATAATTTCAGGAATAAGGTAAAGCAGGCAAGTCCTGAAGCATTCCAGCAGTTTGAATCTGTTCCATTTAGAGACGTTAAACAATTTGCCGCATCAGTTGATGCCGCTTATCCCGGAGTCTTTGATTCTTGGCAGTTCGTTAAGGATGGAAACAGTAAGTTTGATCCTGTAAATAAGACAGCAACGATCAATTACAATGATCGAGCAAGTATTGTAAAGGCTACTGCCGCGCACGAAGCACTTCATGGAATTCAATTTAAGAACCAGAGTGACTTATCAGTTCAGCAGTTGATGCTTGGTAATGAGACAAAAGGAGGATTGGTAAGGAGTGTCGATGGGAAATTTGATCCTGAATTCAAGCAATTCTGGGATGAATACAACGCTAGACTAGACTCTCAAGGATTGCCTCGTATTGATGTTAATGATGCTGCGCTTGAATACTTCACTGATAATGGTGCTCAGACGCTATTTGAAGACGTTGGAGCTGGAAAGCTGTATAAGGCGGCAAGCAAGACTCCGCTTAGACGCAGTATTGAAAATGCGTTCAAAGCTACGATGGCGGCAACTCCAATCGTTAAGAATCTTCACTTCAAGCTCGGTGGAGCAACAGATGGAGCTGGTCGCATGGTGATGGGTTCTGGTCTACTCGCTAATGGTATGCGCGAGCTTCCAGAGGTTAAAGCGATGATCCGTAACATGTATCGCGAATCGGCTGGTATGCCAAAGCAGGCTCCAAAGCACCCCATCATTAAGGATGAGCCATCTTCAAATCCCAAGCATTACAAAGGAGGAGAGGAAATCAGAAAGGCGAATGAGGAGACTGTTCGTGGTGGTAATCCGCTTCCAGAAAATGTTCTAAATCCAGATTCCAATGGAAATGGATTTGGACTCCTGACAGACGCAGCAATTAAAAGACTTGATGAGAGTGGGGCTATTGCAAATGGTGACTATTCGGAAATAGTAGCAATTCAGGGAGTCATGGGGACTCCTGTGTCGTATGTGATTACAAACAAGCCTCAAAAACCGGGACGCTCTCCTATTAGTGGTGATGGAATTACAGTAAATAATATTGTTCCAATTTCATTTGAGACTAAAAGCGGAAGACTCTATCTTGCAGGGATGGATATGATCCAACTCAAAAAGAACATTGCAAAAGCAGTCAAAAGCGACATCGCTAAGAAGTTGAAGATGAATCATGCCGAAATCTTAAATGACATCGACAATGTTGCTCAACTTCATGCAAAGAATCAAGCTACTGACGCATACTTTCAAGAGAAAGATCCAAAAAACTGGGAGCGTAGAAAAAATTTCATCAACTCAGTTCAGGGTTTACTTACTGAGTCGCAGTTAGGGACAAATCCAATGTTCAGCAAAAGAAATCTCGATAAGACATCCGGTATTTATCGGACATTCGCATGGGATCGTCTAGGTGATAAGATCCAATGGACTGGTGAGATTGCAGTTCCTTATGGACCCAACTCGTATTATAGCTTGCGAGATAATCTCATTCCACAACCATCACGGATGAATCGTAATGGAGAACTTATTATTGAGATGCCATCATCCTCTAAAAGCAAAAAAACAACGAATTCAATTTCACCCTTGATTTATGGGGCTTCATCGCGTCAAATGCAGCGGGAAGACAAATAACCAATGATTGACGATCCAAACGAAAAGCTAAAAGCGGAATACGTTGACGAACGGGAAGACAAGTCCGCTTGGTTTCTTGAGGTTAAGGAACGAGCAAAGCATCAAAGTCCGAACAGTGTTGAGCATTACGCCCCAAACAAGGCAGCAATGGCTCTGTGGCTGTCCGCTCAAGGTGCTCGCATAACTGACATCCATAAGAAGACAGGACTCAGCAGGGAGGCTATCAGGGGCCTACAATGGCGTCACAACGACACGCTGGAGACAAAGCGCAAGGAATTCTCAATGAGATACGCTATTGCGGCACAGGATTACACGGACTTGCTGTTTGAGCGTTCCCAACAACTGTTTGATAATCCCGAGGAGCTTGCGAAAATCAGCCCAGATAAGCTGGCAGTCACGGTGGGTATTCTTACCGACAAGGCAGCGCAACTTACGGGCATGGCGACTACCGTGGTCGAGCATCGAAAGGGAGCGAGTCTCGATGATGCCGCGAAGATGATTTCCGATGCGAAGTCGAGAATCGCAAGCAAGATCAAAGAAAGCGCACTTGAAGCAGAAATTGTCGAATGATGATTTGGCGCAAACATGCGATTCTCACTCCTCCAACTGACGAGGAAATGGTTGCGATGGCTCCAGATGAGCTTATCGAACTACATTCTATTTACCATGAAGCTATTGAAAATGCAGAGAAAGATCCTTATCATTATGGTTTCCGCCTTCCTCATTGGGGCAAGGCTGAAGAGCAGCTATTTGAAGTCAACGAAATCTTGGCACTAGGTGGAAATCGCTGCCTTGCTCCAGATCAGGAGATTTACGATCCGGTTAGCAAGCAAAGCATTCCCGTCTCAAAAATCAAACGGGACTTCCACGTTCTTGCATGGGACGGGGAAAAACAGATTCAATGCCGCGCTCTACGACCATTTGTAAAGACTGTTGCCAAGACATACCAAGTGATTCTAGGAAACGGTGACTCGTTTCAGTGTTCGGCGGAGCATCAAGTTTCAACTCCTTTTGGATGGCGTTGCGTAAAAGACATAGGCATCGGCGGCGTTGTCTCGATTCATCAGACAGATTCATCTTCCCCTTGTTCTTCTGGCCTTCAAGGATTCTCTTCTTTCCTTCCTCACTCCAAGACGGCTTCAATCCCTTCAAGGTTTCGGCTAAATGCTTTGCGTTGGATTCAAAGACTTCAAGATTCTCTATCCGATTGTCAATCTTCACCCCGTTTTTATGGTGGACAACTTCCGTTCTTAAAAGAAATCTGCCCAAATGATCCTCCATCACAAGCCGATGCTCCAGAATATAGCGGGTATGTTTCTTTGCTTGCGGGTGGACAGGACAGTAAACTTCTACATAACCGTCCTTATTCACAATCCGTCCACCTTTCCAACCCTTATGAAGTGATCCATTACGAGGGCCACTCCGAGGCATCGGAATCTTGTGTTTCTTACAGAGTTTTGAAACCCCAGCAGTTGACCATTTTTGACCGCATCTTTCAAAAGCTAGGTCGGAAACTTCTTTCAGGGTTTTGCCTTGTTCGATCAGTGCCTTTAGTTCCTCGCCTGATACAACGTGTTCTAGGATTCTTTTCATCGGCACTGACAATGCCTTGGGAGACTGTTATCGTCAAGGTTTATGATAAACCAGTAAGCGAAATATGGGATATTGATGTTCCTGAGACTGGAAACTACTTCATTGGCGATGTCCTGCAAAAAAACTCAGGGAAAACTCAGTGGGGAGCGTTCTCCGTTGTCCGTGCAGCCATCGAGAACCCCAAGTCTGAGATATTCTGCTTTGCTCAGACATCCGAAGTCAGCATTCGCCAGCAGCAAAGTGCCGTATGGGACTGGCTACCAGAGAATCTTAAGACCAAGCAGACAAGCGCGAACACCTACATCTCCTACAAGAAGAAGACTGGCTTCACGGACTCATCGTTAATTCTTCCCAATGGGTCACAAATCATTTTCAAAACATATTCTCAGTATCAAAATAACCCAACGATTCTTGAAGGTGCGGAGCTTGGATCTAAGAATGCTGTGTGGCATAACATTGGAGTATGGCTCGATGAATATCTTTTGGGACCGGAATTAATCAATACGCTTAGATTCCGACTAGCCACGCGTAATGCCAAGATGCTGGTGACGTTTACTCCAATCGACGGATGGACAGAAGTGATTAAGGAGTATCTTGACGGTGCGACAACAATTGAATCGCGAGCAGCGGAGTTGCTTAACGGGGAGCTGGTTCCATACGTTCAGAAGTCTAAGAAGTTGAATGCTTCAGTGCATTACTTCCACTCTCAAGACAATGCTTTTGGTGGATACGAGCGAATCAAGGAAACGCTGTCAGGACGGACCAGGGAAGAAATTCTTATTCGCGCCTACGGGGTTCCAATGAAGTCCCACGCAACTAAGTTCCCCAAGTTCAACAAGGTTGTTAACGTGGTGCCTCCAGACAAAATCCCGACTAAAAACATCACCCGTTATCATGTGATTGACCCGGCTGGGGCAAAGAACTGGTTCATGTGCTGGATTGCAGTTGATGAGACTGGAACATTTTGGGTTTACCGTGAATGGCCGGGAGTTGACGTTGGCGATTGGGCGGAATGGAAAAGTGGCAAGTGGATGCCTGGACCGGGATCTAAAGGTCAAGGGTTTGGTATTCGCGACTACATCGAAGCAATTCAGGACATGGAAGGTGAAGAAGAGATCTTTGAACGCCTTATTGACCCTCGACTCGGCGCGGCAAAATACCAAGTTCAAGATGGATCTTCCTCTATCATCGAGGATTTGAACGAGTCTGGAATGGTTTGCGTTCCAGCACCAGGACTTGATATTGACGACGGATTGCAAGCACTCATTGGCAAGATGTCTTGGGATAGCAGCAAGCCACTTGATTCCGTGAATCGCCCAAGATTCTACGTTAGTTCTGATTGCGAGAACATTATCCAAGCACTCAGCGAATATACTGGCGAAGGTGGGCTTAAGGAGGCGTGGAAAGACCCAATTGATGTCTGTCGTTATGCCGCTATCGCTAATCTTGATCACGTTGACAACAGCCAGTCATTTGTTACAACTCATGGGTCTGGTGGATATTAACTAAAAACGAACATGGAACCTAGTAAGGAAATAAGAGAATTCTTAGAAGAGAAGGATCGGCAATACAGAGAACGTCACCCACTCACAAGTGATGAACGACACAGGGAAATACTAAAAGCATCAAGCCAAGTAACACTAGATGACTACAATCCTGATGCACAGTGGACATTCACAGATGGTGAGTCTCCGTTTGAGTGGTATGACGCTCAAGTCAAAGCAATGAATCATTTTGGTCATATTTTTTGCATCAATCCATTTTACGACAACTTCAATAAATTTACACGAAACGGAGAGCTTAGGCCGCCTGACTCACCTGATATTTTTTGGGGTTGGGAGTTCAAATCAACAAATGACATGTTGGATCGATTGACCGGATCGTGGCAACATTACTCAGACATGACGATTAGGACGATTAAATATCTAAAGGCTCAATGTGGCATTGAGTTCCCAAATGATTGGGGCAACCAATTCATAAAAGCGGAATGAAAAAAGTAGCAAAAAAAGCAACGAAACGGGGGCGCCCTGCAAAGAAGACGCTCATTATTGATGAGTCTCCATGCAGTATTGACAGCCTAATCAACCAACAAGTTGAAGACGACTTTCTAGTGATGCGGATCTGCAATAACCCAAGCTGGGTCATTGTGCGAATGGATGGACTGGCTGTTCCGGTCAAGTGTCCTGTCAGATCTTCAAACAAACTAGTTGGCAAACGAATTAAAGTGTGCCTAGTATCAGCCGAACCTGAAGATTATTACGAATACGTATCATGATTGAATCGCAAGAAATTGAAGATGAGTCCCTTGTCTATGCCGATAAAGAACCTGATATCGGCGCGTTGACTGATGCGTATGATACGTGTCTGATCGACTTGGATTACTATTTCGAGTCCTGCTTGAGGTCGTATAATGATCGGCGGAACATCTGGGACGGGAAATCCGACGATCTACGCAAGAATGGCGCGAATGCTTTCCCATGGCAGGGCGCGTCCGATCAAGAGGTGAATGTCGTTGGCGAACGGATTGACATGTATGTGTCTCTGTTCGACCAAGCACTTCAGCGCAGTCACATCAAGGCGTTCCCAACATCTATGGCTTCAATGCCGCGAGCTTCTATTGTGTCGTCGTTCCTTAAGTGGATGCGCTCGACATATATCCCTGACTTCAAGAATCAAATGGAGTTAGGGGCAAACTATTTGCTAGAGAAGGGGATTATGGTATCCTATGTTGGATGGAAGCGAGAAAAAAGAACATATCTGCAACAAGTCACCATCGACCAAATTGCCCAACAATCCCCTGATCTAGCGAACCTTATTATTGATGGAAATGACGACGAAGTGTTGCTTGGCTTGATCCAGCAAGCATTTCCAGACCTGTCGAACAAACGTGCAAAAAAAGCAATCAGGGATATGCGTAAAACTGGAACGGCTGAGATCCCGCTTCCTCGTCAAACCGTCGATTGCCCTATCGTTTATTCGTGTGCTCCAGATGGCGAGGTGATTTTCCCTCCGTATGTTTCCGATCCTCAACGCGCTCCCTACATTTTCTGGCGCACGTTCTTGACAGCTCAAGAGCTTGAGAAGAAGGCGTCCAACGAAGGGTGGGATCGAAAGTGGGTTGACTATGCTATCTCGAATCTTCGTGGAAAAGATTCGATGTATCTTGATGGGGAGAAAGTAAAGACTCAGACGCGACTTCCGATCACCGACGACAACGATCTTGTTATGGTCGTCTATGGTTATCAGCGATTGATTGATGAAGAGGATGGTTCTGAGGGCATCTATTGCACCGTGTTCCATCCGCAGACAGAGGGCTTCGCCAAGCATGAACTCCTTAACGGATACGACGATTATCCTTTCGTAGTCACTCGGCTTGCTAATGACCAGAAGAGAATGTATGAGGTGCAAACCTTTTCCGATATTCTCCGTGGACCTCAGATGCAAATTAAAACAGAGCGTGACAGCCGCATTGATCGTGCGTCTCTTGCAACTCTACCTCCTATTATGCATCCTGCTGCACGGCCTCCTTCTGATTGGGGTCCTGGTCGCAGAGTCCCGTATCGGCGTTTGGGTGAAATCACTTTCGGTCCGATTCCTCCGAGGGATGATGGTTCTATTGAGAGTGAGCTTTCAATGATTGCGCAGGCGGATCGTGCCATCGGACTTGATCTGACCAATCCTCTCACAGCCGCCCGTCAACAGTTCTACATTGGCAAGTTCTTGGATCACGTCCGTGACGTGCTGAATATGGCTTGGAAGCTGTATCAACGCATGGGACCGGATGAAGTGTTCTTCCAAGTCACCGGGAATCCCAATCCTCAGACTATGACTAAGGGCAGTCCAGATGAGAACTTCTCAATCACGGTGTCATTTGACTCCTTGGCAACCGATCCTGAAACATCGGAAACCCAGTTGAAGAACATGGTGTCCTTGGTGCAGCTTGACCGCAATGGGATCTTGGATGTCAATAAGCTACTTGAGTTCACGGCATCTTCCATCAATCCGATCTTTGCGGACTATGTGCTGCAACCTGTCGAGGAAGCGCAGCAAAAGGTCGCCAAAAACGTCACTGATGACCTTGCGAAAATCTTCGCAGGTATTGAGGTTCCGGCGCAACCAAATGGCGCACAGATCGCCATGCAGATGGTTCAAGCGTATGTCCAGCAACCGGACATTATGCAACGCGCACAGTCTGACGAAGCGTTCGGTGGTCGTCTCCAGAAATATATGGAGCAATACCAATTTCAGATGCAACAGATGCAAAACGCTGAGATTGGTCGTATTGGGACCAATCCGGCTCAAATGGGCGGCGTGACAACTCAAGGAATGCAGCAATAATCTCCCTAATAATAAATATAAACAATAATATGCC